CTACAGACAACACGCCGACGCCGGCACCGCAACCGAAAGACGAGCTCGCCCTTCGTGGGCTATTCGTCGGCTCGACGGCGGCCTCCGACGCGATCACGATCTCGGCAATTTCCGAGGAGCTCGCAGCGGAGATCGAGTTCGACGGAATGCAGAAGGAACCATTGCTCACGACGGGCGTGTCTTTCGACGAGCTAAGAGCCCGAGCTCGGTCACTGCGGATGCGAGGCGAGAGCATCGGATCCCGACAGCCTCGAGCGAGAGACGCTATTGCGGCATATCTCGACGCGAAGGTCGGAACCTCCGGTGGGCCGGTCGGACCTCTAGCCCGGGCGGCATGGGTCTCCGCATTTCGCGAGATCGCGAGGGCGGCCGCCAATGCGACGAGATGACACCGGCCTAGACGCTCTGAGGGTGGCGCTCATCGCAGCAGCGTTTGTGGCGCTTTGCTACGTCGGCTATCGGTCGGCGATCGTCCTGGAGGCGGCGACGTCCGCCAAGCAGTTTGGATACACTCCCGACGCTACCGCCACTCGGGCGTTTTTGCAAACGCTTGAGCGGCCGATGTTCGCCGAGGCCGGCCAAGATGCAATCGCCAAGGCGAAGGGCGTCGATACTATGCTCTACCGGCACGCCGATCGGGCTCATCGGAAAGTGTACGGTACGCCGTTTACCTGTTGGAACCAAGGCTCTATCGGATCGTGCGTCTGTTTGGATGGGGCATGGGATCCTATATCGCTCAGTCGGTTGACTACTCGACCGGCCGCCGGCCGGACGCTCCGAAGCTTGTCGCGACAGAAGCGATTTATGGCGGGAGCCGTTGCGAGGCCAGAGGCATCAATTTTGCCGGCTACTCTGATGGCAGCTATGGCGGCGCCGCGGCCAAGTGGGTCGGCGGTATGCCAGGCGGAATAGGCGGAATACTCTACCGCGAGAGCTACGGCGACTTCGACCTCTCGACCTACTCGGTCTCGCTGTGTAAAGAGTGGGGCGCGTATGGCAACGGCGGAAAAGACGACGGCGGAAAGCTCGACCTAGTCGCCGGCAAGAATCCCGCTCACGACGTCGCGCTAGTCACGAATTGGGAGCAGGCGGCCGCGGCCATCGAGTCCGGTTTCCCGGTCCCGGTCTGTTCGGGGATCGGGTTCGCCTCGACTCGCAATGGTGGCTCGGTCGCCGAGACGGGCTACGCTTCTCGCCGTGGGTCTTGGCAACATTGCATGGTATTTATTGCTTCGCGGCACGCGGGCAACGAGGGCGGATCCGACGGCCTGCTTTGCCTGAACTCGTGGGGGCCAACGTGGATAAGCGGCCCGAAGTGGCCGGAAGACCAGCCCGAGGGCTCCTTCTGGGTGGATCGCAAAACGGTCGACGCGATGCTCTCCGGCGAGGACAGTTTTGCTATAGGCGGAGGCGGTTTCAAATACAGGGATCTAGAGCACAAGAATTGGTTAGGGGGACGCGATGATTGAAGTTAAAAAGGTGTATTTGGTCTATGCGGCGGCTGCTTGTCTCGCCGTTGGCTATTGGCTCTCGAGTACTCCATCCGTCCCGGCTCCGGTCGACCGGCCGGTCCTACGGTTCTTGGCTCGCCTGGCGAAGACCGGGCTCTGGCTGATGATATTCGCCGAGCCTAATCCGACTCCGCAATCGACCTACAAGCTTACGCTCGTCGGCGAGGATGGCTATCCTCGAGTCAATCACGCGGAGGCCTTCTAGATGTGGAACCTCCTGCTTTGGCTACTCACGTTTTGGGCCGCCGAGCCTAACGCCCTCGAAATCGAGGCGCCAAAGGCCGCCGCGTCGGTTGCTGCGGCTCGTGCAAGCCTCGCACAAGCCCGGCCGAAGCCCTCGACGAATGTTCTACCGTAGAACAAAAGGCCCTTCCAAAGTCTTCAAGGGTGGCTCTATGGGCGTCACAATGACAGCTACAGGGTTTCTTTTCTTTTGCAATACAGGAAGTAAAAATGTCAACACGACGACGTCTCCTCCAGGACGAAGTGGCATCAATCACGACGGAGATCAATGCCGTCCGAGCCATCGAGCCGCAGTCTGGCGAAGAGGCCGCAGCGGTCGAGCTACGGCTCTCGGATCTGACGGCACGCGCCGACAAGATCGTCCCACAACTCGAGCAGGAAAACGCCCTCGACGGCAAGATCGCAGCGATGCGAAGCGCCGTAGTGGTTGACGCCTGCGAAAGCCGAAGCGTTATCGAGAGCGCAGCAAAGCTCGAGCGTCGAGCCTCGGTCGGATTCGGAGCCCGTAAGCTCTTGGGCTTTGAGTCTCCGGCAGAAGCACGGGCCGCCGGCCAGTACCTCAAGGCCCTGGCTCGTGGCGAAGTCCGCGCGATGCAGGAGCTCTCGGGCGAGGACGGAGACGACCTAGTCCCGGGCGAGTTGTACTCGGCGATCGTGAACATCGTGAATTACCAGAGCGTGGCCTTCCAACTGGCGAGCACGTTCGCGACCAACAGCGGCCGTATCACTTTGCCAAAGCTCGGCAACGCTACAGCGGCGTTTTTGGCGGAAGGCGTCACGCAGTCACAGACGGACATCACAACCACAGGCGTTGTCGTTACTCCGTTCGGCCTGCGTGCATCGGTCGCGGTCAGTAATGACCTGATCGAGGATAGCGTAATCGACATCGCGTCGATGGTTTCGGGGGCGTTCGCCAGGGCCTTCTCGAACAAGATCGATTTCGCTTGGCTCCAAGGAGATGCCACAGCAGGTATCGACGGACTCGTGGACGAAGTCACGAATAACGTCGCGATCGTTGCGGCGACTGCTGCTGCCACTGCTGCCGACTTGGCAGAGTTGGTTGGCAAAGTCGATCCCAACGTTGGCAACGTGGCGTGGGTTTGCTCTCCTGCCGGCTACGGTCAGCTACTCGCTGCCGCTGCTGGTGGCGTGGGCATGGGCGTTGGCGTGGGTCGGTTCCCGACAGTGTTCGGCGCTCCGGTTTATGTCACCAGCGGAATGCCCGCAGGGACATACGCTATCTACGGAGACTTCTCGCTGTCGACGGCGATCGCCTACAAGGCTTCCGGCCTGCGAGTCGAGGCTGCTCGGGAGGCTTTGATGCCACTCGATCAGGTTCTGTTCCACGGCAAGCAGCGGATCGGCATGGCTAACCACGACGTTAGCTACTTGGCCAAGCTCGTCGAAGATTGATTTCTCGTCTGAACGAATTGCCGAGGGGGGCTCCGGCCCCTCTCGGCTTTCTTTTTCTTGAGGCGCTCATGCAGGCAATCAGAGTTCTGAAAAGCTACAGAGGCTATCGAGCCGGCGAGACGTTCGTCGCGACGGCCGCCCTGGCGGCTGTGCTCATCAAGCGCGGTGTAGCGGTCGCGGACTCCCAGAGCTCATTTATCAGCCGGCAAGAGCGGGCTATCTACTCACCGCAGAACGTCGAGACCGCAGTAACGTGGGCGTATAATGTCGAATAGCCCGAAGAGCGTAAAGGTCCTGCAACGGCCGGACCTCGAGCCGGTGTCGCTCGGCGACGCCAAGCGGCATCTACGGCTAACGGTCGATCAGACCGACGACGATCTGTACATCCTTGCAATTATTGCAACGGCTCGCCGGCTCATCGAGCGACGGCTAGGCACTTCGCTCATGAGACAGCAGATCCGAGCGACTTGGGCAGCCTCCGAAGAGACGCTCGAGATCCCTTACTCTCCGCTCTACAACGAAGCCGAGTACGAGCCACTGGTCGAGGCCGACGGCGTTGAGGTCGACGACGGAGACTACACTGTCGACACCGACTCGAAGCCCTCCCTCATCGTATTTGATCCGGTCCCGAGCGGCGTCCTAGTCGTCACCTACTGGGCCGGCGTCGCGACGACTAACGAGATCCCGCCACAGCTACGGACGGCGATTCTACTATTTGTGGGACACCTCTACGCTCACCGCGAAGCGGTCTCCGAGGACGGAGCGACCGAGCTCCCGATGGCCGTCGAGATGCTACTCGCGAGTGAGTCCATTACGGGGGCTTACTGATGGCAATCTCCGCCGGCAAGCTCCGCGAGACTGTTATTGTCGAGACTCCGACCGAGACGCGGAACGCCCTCGGCGAAAGCGAGCAGACTTGGTCGACGTTCGCCGCGGCCCGGCCGGCCAGCGTCGAGGCCCTCAGCTACAACGAGCAAGAGCAACGCGGACAGATCGGCGGAGCGACAAGCTACCGCGTCGAGCTCCGTTATGTCGCGGGCCTCACCGGCAAGATGCGGCTCAGGTGGTCAAGCCGAGACGACCGGATCCTCTATATCTCCGGAGTGATTGAGACCGGCCGGCGAGAGGGCCTCGAGCTCGACTGCCAGGAGCAAGCATCGTGATCTCCATGAACTCCGACAGTCTCACCGCTCAGGTCGGCGCGCTCGTCAAGGCGTTCGACACTCTTCCGAAGCATATCGCCAAGAAGCATTTGGGCGCGGCGATGAAACGGGCGCTCAAGTTTGCTGTGCCGGTCCTCAAGTCAAATACGCCCGTTGGCAAGGGCTACAGAGACAAGAGCGGCAAGCAAGTGAAGGGCAGCAAGGGCGCCCTCCGCCGGGCCGTTACCGTCCGCTCGAAGTTCATCGGCAAGAATAAAGGCGGCTTTGTAGTCGGGGCGATCGGCTACAAGCACGGGCTACAAAGTCGGACCGCTATCTGGGTCGAGTTTGGCACGAAAAAAGGTATTGAGCCTCAGCAGTTTATGGCGCGGACCTACGACCAGATCCGCGGGCAAGTGTCGGGCGAGCTTACCCGCGAGCTCGCTCACGCTCTTGAGATGGCGGCTAAAGACTCGGCTCCTGGCGTCGACCAGAACTACCGGAGGAAATAATGGCATCTCCCGAGGCATGGATCCGCGCGACAATCGAGGCCGAGAGCAGCGTAGACGCCTACCCTATGGTCGTTCCGGAGGGTACGGTCCCGCCGTTTATCATTTACTCGCGATCCTCGACAGCCCGGGAGCGGGCTCTCGACGGCACGCTAGGCGCTCCGGCCGGCCAGTTTGACGTCGATATTTACTGCGACAGCTACTCCGCCGGCAAGGATCTAGCGGCCCTCCTCGTCGGCTCTCTCGTGGACTTCGAGGGTACAGCCAACGGCGTTACAATCCTATCTACAGACATCACCGAAGAGTCAGACGGGCAGCCGGTTTTCTTGGACGGTCGCGACGTCCCGACCTATGTTGTCTCACAGTCTTACCTAATCAATTGGCAGGAGTAGTAAATGGCGACATCTTCTCAGGGACAGACTTTCAACGGGATAGACGGCCTTACAAGTATTTCTGTAAAGAAAACGGAAAGTAGGTCGGAAAAAGACGCCTCGAAGAAGGTAGACGTCTCAACGCTCGCGATCGCCGACGGCGGAAATAAGGTATACGACGACGCGCCGGTAACAGACATACCGGCCGGCGGGGCAAGCGGCGCGCACGTTACCGTTAGCGTTAATTTCTGTAGTTCTGCCGCTCCTAATGTTGGCGACACAACAACCCAGTATGGCGCTACGCTTATTTGTATTGACGTCCAGCAGGACTGGAAAGTCGGCGAGTACATTACGGGCTCGGCTACCTACGTTTCTTACGTTCCATAATAGGAGTTACTCAAAATGGCTGTTGGCTCTTCTCATACAAAAACATTTGGCAATGTGGCTGGTCTTACCGGCGTCTCGATGAAGACGACCTCCGAGATCGACGACCCATCCAAAAACATGAAGGACGCGACGACGCTATCTAACGCGCACAAGGGCGACCGCGTTTGGCAAAGCGCGCCGCTAGTTGACACTTCCGGAGCGGCCGAAGCCGGCATCGTTACGACCGTTACGCTCTCGTTTTTCAGTGATACACCGCCTGTTCTTGGAGAAGTGCAGGAAGGCCTTACCTGTATCGACGTTACTGAGGATTACAAAGTCGGCGAGTTTGTCACGGGATCCGCG